AAATAATCATCATCCGCGTAATTTTGCGCAACAATCGTTATTTTATGTTCATTGAACAATTTATGCAATACTTCAATTTGAGTGCGAGAGGCTTGAAGCCTCTTCGCTCTCAGTTCACTGTTTGGTAAGTATGAAATTATACCTATCATTATATTCATATTTCAATTCTCTCCCCATACCATTTTTTAGTTATTTCTACGTCTACTGAAATTGGTAAATCCAAATCTTTAGCGGCTTCACACATACACTGGCTAAATAATTCAGCACACTCTTTTGCATTTTCCTCTGGACACTCGGCTAAATATTCGTCGTGTATTGGTACTAACAGTCTGAAGCCAAGCTCTCTTAATCGTTTGTTGTTGTATATATTTATACCTGCTATTTTAGACATATCAGCTGCGCTGCCTTGCACTCTGCTGTTCACAACCTGGCGTGTTGCGTCTGCAATCTTACCGCCGTTGTCAGTAATTATTATACCCTCATTATATGCTTCTTCATAAATACCCTTTTTCTTAAATGGGTTTTGACGTAGTTTTCGAGTATACTTTTTAATCAAATCTTCAGGTACATCTGGTTCAATGGTATCGGTATCAAATGCTAATGGGTCTATATCACCATAGCCATCCCTCCACTTGAACTCAAATTCCTCTAACTGCATATCAGGTAATCGTCTTTTTCGTCCCCAGAAAGTTGTGACAAAACCATAAGTCTGAGCCATATAAATAGAGTCACTTTCAAACTGTTTGATGGCTGGGAAACCTTTAAATACTTTATCCTGTATTTGTTGCGCTTTTTGTTTGGTTGTTTTCAACTGCTCTGCAACTGAATTAATACCTCTGCCATAGAGAATTCCAAGCAAGATTGACTTGGCTTGACTTCGCCGTTCTTTACCCTCTTTATTAGTTGTACCATCTGGTCTAAACTCAAGACATTCTTCGTATGGTTTATTAAATGCTAAACTTGCGATACTTGCATATAAGTCTTTACCATCTCTATATGCTTGTATCATCATAGGGTCTTTGCATAGTGCCGTCATTACTTTTGGTTCTTGTTGCGACGCTAAGAAAAGTCGGCAGACATGAGAACGTATTGCTCTCTAACTCTAATCGACTTATTCATAAAACCATCTCCTCTCCATATATCCATTTTAATCCTTTGATAAACTTATCTTGTTTATTCGATTGTTTAATTATATTACATAAATCATAATAATCTTTTCTATTAGAAAAATCTCGTGCATACCACCATTTAGCAGCATCTGTTACAGAATTAAACTTTTCTACAACCTCACCTTGCTCATTAACACAATACACTTGTTTACGCAATTTTTTATTTATAGCTTCTCTATGCTCTGGTGTTAAATGATGTCCTGAAAAGTTCTTATTGCCATATTTAGACTTTGCAAACTTTCGTCTCTGTTCATCAGTCCAAGGGTGTTCTTTTCTATACTGCTTCATTGATTTTGAAATCTTTGCTCGTGTTTCATCACTACGCATAGACTCTAAATGCTTTTGCTTCACGCTATCTAAAAACATGACATTGTTGTTTCCACCATCTACCATATTGTACCCACTTTTGATACAATCAAACTTTGCTATATAATAGCGTTCTAACTCATTCAGTTCTTCAATAGATGAAGCTTCATCAATTACTTCAAATTCAAAATTCTCCTCGCCATATTTTCTTATTGCACTATATAGATGTGTTCTACAGCCGTGTTTAGCCGCATCTAGATGTTGCCATTTTCGCTGTTCTAAAGTGCGAATAGTTTGTCCAATATAAATTTTACCATTCACCTTATTTGTAATCTTGTAAATTATCATATAACCACCTCCTAGTTAAACTATAACATAGGAACTGATTATTGTCAACAAGATAACTTGTTAAGAATAATCATCACAAATAATTTCAATCATACCATTAACAAAGGTTATAGATTTTACACAACAGTATTCACCAGCATCTACAACTAACAAATCACCTTGAACTAACTTATCTGCATACTTCCAACCAGTTTTTGTTTCCACTTCTGAAAATCGTTTTACTGTAAATATGTTGTTATCGTCAGATACAGTATATTCTCGTTGTGTTGCAACAAACATCTGTCTTATATCTTTATTGTGGCTAGGTATATTTTGTAAGTTTGGATTATCACTGCTCAGTCTTCCAGTAGCCGCACCATATTGGTTAAAATTACAATGTATTCTACTATCGTTAGAACAAACACATTCAGGAAGTTTATCAATGTATGTTGACAATAATTTCTCTGTTGCACGATAATCTAAAATAGCTTTACACAGTGGGTTATCAATCTTTTGTAATATATCTACACCAGTTCCTCTCGGTGATTTTTGGTCTGGTGGTTCGACTTTCAATATATCATAAAACAGTATTGCTAACTGTGTTGGACTGCTTATACTTATTGGGTCTGATAATTTATGGTTAGGATTCTTCAGTTTATAAGTTTCAATCTCGTTTGAATACATATCAAGTATTCTATAAAACTCTTTCAACTGTTCATCTAATTTTGCGTGATACTTTTCAGATAAGTTATCAGCTAATTCATTATCAAAATCAATACCAGTATCTTCCATTTCAGCTAATACAGGCATAAACGGCATTTCAATATCCCAGAATACTTTTGATACTTCTTCAAGTCCATATTCTTTGCACAAGGGATTTGTTGGGGTTAAATAAGGAAGTTGCCAGTCTACAAGTTCGTCTGTGTCTACTGCATCCCTAGCCGCATAAATGTAGCCAGTTTTTATCGGTATCAAATCAAAGCTAATATCTTTGAATAGCTGACCGAACGAAAACTCATCCTCCTTTCCATCCAACACGTATTTAGAATGTAGGTTTTTCAGACCGTGAGTTTCATTTTCATTCAGAAGCATTGCGGCTAAGTGTCCGTCAAACCAACAAGGTAAATTTATACCTAACTGATTTCTAACAACTCTAACATCAAACTTTGAATTATACATCTTGAATTTGACATTAGCATCAACTAATCTCTGCAACTGTTCTTTTATAAGTTTTGGTTCTAACTGCCCCTCTACTTCAATACCAGTGACATAGGATTTATGATGAATAGGAATATACAATCCTTTTTGACCTTTACTGAATAAACTCATACCGACTATCTTATCTTCAATAGGATTAAGACCAGTGGTTTCAGTGTCTAAAGCACAATAACCAGTCTGAATTGTATTATATATGTACTCCTTGAATAGCGCCTCGTCTTCTGCCATAAAGTACACATAATCATCTCTATATTTTCCTAACTTACTTTCAACCAGTGAATTTATACCTGCAATTCTTTCAAGTAAACCTCCGCCCTTAACAGTAATAGAAGCAGACTTTCTGCTGGTGGACTTATTAACAGCTTTCTTGTCTGCTTCTTTATTTGTTCGAGAGGTAGGCATATCAAATAAACCTGCCATAGCAACCTCCGATATTTAATTAGAATGCTCTTCTACCCGGTGTCGGTGAACTTGGTGTCCTACGACCGCTAGGCTGCTCTAAATTAGCACGACCACTTGCTCTTTGCTGTGACGCTTGCTGACCCTCATCTGGGAATACGCCAGTGTCAAGGAACTCGTTCATTTCATCAGCAGTCTTATCAAGTATGATTGTACCTAATGGTTCTGCACACTCATAATCGTCTAAGTTAGTTGGAACAGTATCAATAGGATAAAACTCGTATGATGTCTGCTTATCACCCTTCATTCCGTGTCTTTCGATTTCAATAATCTCATTGACAAGTGGATTGTAACGCTGTGACAGCCCTGCCAGTTTCTGAAAATATGTTTTTCCCCTCTCCCAAATCTGACATTCCTTTGCGTCCTCATTATACAGCTTCAAGAACAACTTTGGTGTTACTTTCATCTGAGCTGCACAGAACGGGCATTTGTCAATCGGTTCATTGTAAGACCTAAGACAATTCACATATCGGAACTTGTCCTGAGAAACTTCAACTTGATGTACTGCATATCCTTCAACATCTTCGACGCTGTTGTAAAGAAAACGTACCCTCGCCGTGTTGCCATCATCTTTCAATGTGAAAAATGAACCAGAGTTTTGTGTGCCGTAGTTATCGGCTTCATTCATGTTAAATCTTGCCATAATAATTCTCCTTTTTGGTGTTTGATTTAGGTGTTGTGATTAGTAGGGATAGTTATTAGAGTCAAGGGGGCTTGATGTAATAACACTAATCACAACACACTATATAATACATTAAACTGGTGCAGATTGTAAAGTTGATAATTTAATTCTTATTGATTTTTTTAGATAACTTAACCCTCCTGCTGTAATATCAAGACAATTTATGATTGAAAAACTATCAAATCCCTTTGACAGCATCTCACAAACTGCCCTTTCATTTTTTGTAAGATTCTTTGGAAGTATCTCTGGTATCAAGTAATAATCATCTTCAGTTCCAAAATCATATATTTCATCCAAAGACTCCATAATACATTTACGCTTTTTGTAATTAGCGGCTACTGTTATGTTACGCAAACAGCTTGTATAGTATTTGTGAAACATAGATGTAAAAGCATTTTTATAATGCTCACTATCATAATTCTTGAGACATTTTACAATGCACTCTAAACAATAGCTACTTAAATCATCCTTGTCAATACTCCAATAATTACTGCTGATTTGTAATGCCATTAGATATACTTTATTGAATACACTGGCTACTATATCGTCACTGGGATTTGTCTGATACATAATCGCCAGTTCATCATAAGACAGTTTACACAGTTCCTCTCGTATATAGGGCTTCAACATTGCAAGCGTTTCATTCATATGTTAGTCCTCCACGAGTGCTTTTACCATCTTGCTATACTGCTCTCTATCAGTAATTTTAAAACCGAAAGGACGTGCTTTATCATTATTCTTCTCTGACTTAAACCCTGCCGCCGTGAGTTTAGTCCACGTTGCTTCATTAGCATACACCTGAACTTTAGAAGCGTGCCTCCAAATTGTTGAGGTGTCTTTTGTGGATGTACCATCCTTTAAATAGAAGTAGCCTTTATTGAGTTTGAGCAATATTGTCTGAAAATCGTTTTGCATTTCTTCAAACGTAGGTAAATCCTTACCATAGTCTTTACGCTTTCTGTTTTCATACTCAATAACAGAGTCTGGCTTCTTAATATACTTCTTTTCTTTTGGTTCTGGATAAGGCTCATTGACTTTTTCATAGTCAATGTTAAGAACATCTAATGGTGATGTTTCAGCAGGCTGTACTTTTGGCTGTGTTGAAGCTGATGTATCAACATCACCATCATATTTTCTCCACCATCTTTTAAGTGTTGCCTCTGTGATTGAAACTGCCTTACCAGTATCAGGTCCTGTCAAATATACCATAATGACAGTCTTATACTTCTCGTCCTGCTGTGTAAGACTTGCGATTACTTCTGGATTCTTTTTACTTTGATACTTCATAATTTTAATCTCCTTTTTGGTTTATTTGGTGTTTGTTTTACACTAAAATTATTGTACTACAATATTATAAAATTGTCAAAGATTATTTTTCATCATCTTCTAGTTCTTCAATCATTGTGCGATATATGTTAGCTAACTTCTGTGTATCTATACCATCAGCATCTCTCTGCACTATAAGATTAGCTGCGTGGTTCATATAATTTTTAATCTTAGCTTCTTCCTGTTCACTTGGATTTCCATCCTTAGAACCTTTTCTGTAATTATATTTGTATGCTGATAATACATCAAATATAATTACAGCATCGCTACCAAACTTGCGTATCATTTCGTCCCAACATTCCTTACGTCCTTCTTTGTTATAATGCAATGGGTGATTTATGAGTTCCACTTTTTCAACATCTTCAATAAATGACTGTGCGACTTCATCTTCGCTTACATCAATAATAGGCGTTAGCTTAACTGATTTTAAACGAACACAGCTATCATCACAACAATATTGTTTTTTATCTATAACTTTACTATAATTACAATGCACACATACATCATCATCTTTAATCATGGTCATTTTACTTGCTTTCTCAATATCATGTACACCACCATTAGGAAAGAATCTAACTTTGCCTAAATGCTGACAATCATCAGATTTGCAATATGTTTCATTCTGAAAATTTCTAAAACAAAACTTACAATTATCACCGCACCTTTCATCGTTATTTTTAATTCTTGTCATTGTTATTTTCATCTTAAATTCCTCCTGCAAAAGCTAAAATAGCCGCTATAATACAAATCAATATAATTCCTGTGATTGACATTATTACTCACCTCGCTCGCTATGTCTTTTGGATACAGTATTTCTAACTTTCACCATACCCTCAATTCCACCAATGATATAAGTTATCTCGGCGTTGTTTTCCTCTAACTGTTTGAGTGCTTCCGTATCGTTACGAACACCACATTCAGCAACAATGATTTCATTCGCTGTTATTCTTTTTAAAACCTTATCAACTTTCTTCTTTGTTAGAATTTTCAACTGTGTTACTCCTTTCCTGTTATTATTTCTGAATACGGCAAGCTCTCTATCCATTCGCAAAACGTGCGCCATTCATCAAGCTTGTGGTCTTTTCTGCTATGATAGATATTCGCTAACACCTCATAATTCAACATTAAAGTTGAACGCTGATTATAGCTTGATGGGAGAAGTTGTATAATATTATACCATATAACATCTTTTGTCACTAATTGTTCGTCATTTTCAATTCTAAAATTATTTTTAACATCATAATTTATATACTCGTCACGCAAATAGTTTAAATCAGCTATTAAATTATCGAGTGTTGCCATATTTGACGGTATTAAATATTCACAACTAAAATCCCTTATCGTAAATTTCTTTTCAGTTATCGTGTGCATTGTGCTACAAGAATTTCTAACAGTTCCAACTTTGTAAGTGTCAGCTTCTTTCCACCAGTACATAGGTGCTGCGACATCTACATATACTGTTATCATTCGCATAAATTTCCTGTGGTCTGTGCCTGCTTTTGCAAGTTTTTTCATAAGAGATAAATCTTCATCTCCCACTATAAAAATGTCGTTATGGTCAAAAGGACACATCTCTTTATTAGGGCAATCACTACAATCTATCTCATTTCTATCGTCGTATTCAGAACAAATTCCGCTATCACTCTTATCCCACGAGTTATACGAATTTCGCATACCCCTTATAGCTGCTTCCCAGCCTACTACTTGTGTAGTCTCTAGTTTAATCATAAATACCTCCTTCTATATCTTTAAGTAATGCATCTGTATCAAGCAATTCTAATATGTCCATTTCTGCGCAAGGTGGAAATATCGGCTGGTCGCCATAACAAACTATTCTACCATCACATACGCTAGAATTTATGCAATATTCGCAATAGTCTTCACAATTATGCTCCTCTATCCATTTATTAATCTTATCTTCATCTGTCATAATTCTGCAAACTCCTTTTCTAAACATAATACTCGATTTCGTTCTAATGTCAGCAGTGCATTAGTCTGGTCATTTCTAAGACAGTATATATCGCCAACGCTAGAACGCAAATATATACAGTCACGATTTAAATTTAAATTTTCTTCAAGTAATTTAATCAGTCGCTCAGAGTCTTCTAACTTTAGCTTAATTCCACTAGCTTGGTTATTCTTATTAATCAATTCTTTATACTGTTCGTTTGTCATTTTAAATCAATCCTTTCAACTTATATAAAAGTCTCTTGAAAAAGTTCTTTGGAACATATCCTCTGCAATTATGAATACCACCAGAAAGACATTGTTCGTAGCTATCTGTATAGCAATTTCCGCAATCACCACGATTATGATAAAATCCTGAATAACAAGTTTGACAATCACATTTTCTATCACACATTTAAATCACCTCCATCTATAATTTCATAAATATATTCATCGTGATAATTTCCACAATTATCCTTGCACACGTCGTGCAACCTCACACAATAGCCGTTGTGCCTCTTACAGAAATTATCATAGCTTCTTTTGACGTGATTACCGCCTACAACGTGCCACTCTATCCTGTGGTATTGCTGTACCAGTTCTTCCATTTTTGCAAATAAGTCACGCCCAACAATCAGGTTGCCCTTGTCAAATGAGTAAAGTCCAAAGTTGTATGCGCAATCGCCTGATATTCTGTACGCCATATAACCTATCAGCTTTTCTTTTTCATCAACAATCGCCCATTGATACAGATTGTCCTCAATCACTATGTTTGGCAACTCGTGTCCGTGCGCATAGCCTGTGTAATAAAAATAATCATCTGTGTAAATTTCCTTTGCAAATGCTTCTTCAATTTCGGTCTTGTAGAGGATTGCTGGAACTAGCATTTATACTACCTCCTCAACTTTCTCAAAAAATCTTTCAAAATCCTCTGAGTGTATGATTATTAATAAATCATTATTTCTTAATATATAGTCACCAATACCTACAACTTTATTTCCAAAATGAGTATCTAAATTTATACCAGCAGGCTTACGAACTTTATTTGGAGAATATTGCAAGAAATCATACCTAGGAGAAGTATTATAATTTATCTGTAAAATATAACCATCACAAAAATTTAGCACATCTTTAAAATTATCTTCTGTCCACTGAATTACATCAAATTCAAGTTGTTTAGATATACATTTTGCCATAACTTATACCTCCTAAAATAAATTTGTTGCATTAGGTTTCTGTGCATAGTCAACTTTGAAATTTTTTATGTCTTTCTTATATGCGTTTCGTACTGCATTTATTTCTGTACTTATTTCTTCATAAGGTACAACTTGTTCTTTTGTAAAAAAGATTGTGTTACATTTTAAACACTTGTGTTGTCTTATAGGTTCATTATTTGCATTTACTCTTGTTTCGGTTATTTTTGTGTCCTCGCCACAATTAATACATCTCATTAATAATCCTCCTCATTGTTTTGATAAAATTGTTTAGATATTTTTTGTAAAGCGGACTTACCAACTTCATAATCAACTCCACGCTCTTTTGTAAAAAATATTCTACCACAGTTCCGACATTTATATCTTCGTACTGTTAGTATCCCACTTGTTCTACTGTCCATTACTTTAGCTTGCCAACCACATTTTGAACAACGCATATCAGCCTCCTAAAAATATTCTTGTAAACTGTTAAACTGTTCTTTCGACATATCATTTATATCTTTTGCCATATTTATATCCCAAATGTATTCTTTTATTATTTTATTTTTGACATTTCGCTTTATTCGTTCTCGCGCTTTCAATCCAGCTTCGTCCATATCAGTTGCTAGTATTAAACATCTACAAGGTAACTCTGACAACTGTTTGAATTGTAAATCGTTACCCGTTCCGTTAAGTGCTAATGCACGTTTGCCATAGACCCACGCTGTTATTGCATCTATCATACTTTCGCAAACTATAATATCAGTAGGAAACCATCTATCACCAAAATTATCTACATAATCTCCATTGTGATATAATTCATATAAACCATAAACAGGTTTAACTACATTTTCAGGATACTGAAAAAACTTCTTTTTAACATTTCGCCTAGCCACAAATAAACAGTTTCCGTTTATATCACGAACAGGAAATGTAATACAGTCTGTGTCTTTATCATAACCAACATCAAATATGTCTATAACTTCTCTTGTCATTTTTCGTTTAAACATATATGGATGATAATATCTATATTTGTCAAGTTCTGCTTCACTAACAAACTTTTTAACATAGTCATTACCATTCTTATCTTTATAAACTGTTCTTGTTAAATCTAAATCCAATTCTGGTCTGGTTTCAATATCAACTATAAGAAAATTTCTAACTAACCATTTAGAACCTTGAACACCTAAATCATCATATCCCAGAACATTTGAAACCATCTCTGAAAATGAACCAGACCAACCACAAGCGAAACAGTGACAAGTTCCTTCTTCATCTTTTCCTTTTGGTTTTGTTAGAATACCGAATGATGGTTTGCGTTCCTGTCCGTCGTGGTGAAACGGACAGGTTGTCTGAATATTATCTCCAGACCGCATTATTTTAGCAAACCTTTTTATTCCTTTTGTTGCAAGTTGAGTTCTCAGTTCAATGAGAATATCGTATATATCTGTCGTGATATAATGATTGTTCACTTCAAGCATAATACACCTCGTTGTTTGTCGTACTCATTTATATAGTATATTGTAAACCAACATTTACCACAAGTCAATACATATTTTCAAATAACCTAGAAAACTACTTTACCCTCTTTCTTAAATGTTTGTTTAATTTCTTCTCTACGCTCTTCTTTTTTCTCTGGCGGTGCTTCATCATCACCACTTGGAACCCACTGAAACTCACCACAATCAGCATCCCACATATAAGTCAGTTTATCACCAACTTTTCCATCTCGGTGCTTTTTGATTTTCATAATCAGTGCTTCTTCTTTTTTATTTAAGCTGATAACTTTTGTTGCATTATGAGCAATACCATCACTGTCTCTAATATCTTCCAAGTCAGGTGTATCTTTATCAGCACCACATCTGTTTGACTGAACAACCACAACTATAGGAATTTTTAAATCACAGCTAAGTTGCATTAAATCTTCTGAAATGTTTGTGAGCAGAGTTGTTTTATTGTCACCACGTTTAGCCCTTTCATCAGACATATATGTGATACCATCAATCGCTAGTACATCTAATTTATTTGCAACTATGAAATTTCTCAACTTGCTAACTGTAATTTTGTTACTGAAATCTCTCGGTGTTGATACTAAGAACTTGTTGTCACGCTCTGCCAGCGTATCAAAATATTGTGAATAGTCAGCCTCTTTAATATCATAATTATCACCACGAACCAAAGATGTATTAGAAAAATGATGATGTATTGTATCAAATCTGTATCCAATTTTGTCCGCACTCATCTCAGGTGATATATAACCGACATTTTTTCCTATAGACCAAGCGTGTTCCATTGACTTGACAAGTACCCAAGACTTTCCGTTACCAGTTCTCGCAAACAGAACGACCAGCTCCTCGCCCATTTGCCAACCGCCGACAATATCATCAAGTTCTTCAAAACCCGTGGATATGAACCACTTATCTTTGTTAGCTGATTTTTCTTTGAATGTTTCAAATCGCTCTCGGCTTTTAGTTATGTCAACAAAAGGTGTAGAATAAGTTGGTTGTAAGTTTACAAGCTCTGATTGTAAATACCTGCAAGCTTCGTTTGCGTCTGCTTTCAACAGTTCAGCCGCTTGTTTTATTACTGGAACTTCTTTAGAGTATAAATACTCTTCTCTTATGGTGTCAACTAAATATCTTTCACTCTCATTAACTTCGACCATTTCAAAGTCTGGGAAGTTTGAAATGAAAGTTTCTACATCAGGCACTGTCTTGTATGTGTCGTAATGATTTTTTATAAACTCATACTCTTCAGCATACTCTACAAAGTAATCACTATCTAAGCTGTAATTAATCAGCATTGATATGTCCTTTGTCTGTAAAATTCTATTGAGAACTTGCAATTGAACCATGACGCATATCTCCCCCTTGTAATTCTATTTTTGTGCTATAATTAATGCGACTAGCCAACCTCTCCCCCAACTTCGTAGCTAAATCATCAGGTTGTATGTTACCTGTATAAATGTTAGACAAACCCTCAAGCACTCTTTGGTCTATATAACTTATTAAAATATCATGTTCGTATTGTGTAAGATTTTCAATCCCTATATCATCCCACACTATTAAATCCACTTTTGGTATCAGCTTTATAACTTCGGCTAAATGTTCGTCCTTTGCTGAAATGTTATTTTTATGTGCCATTATAAACAAAGGCACGTTTATGAACAATCCCCGAGGTTCAAATCCATTGCCAGCCCATACTTCGTTAAAGTATTGCAACATCAGTTTTATAGCCCAAGTGGTTTTACCATTACCACAATTTTTGCTATGAATGTAAAGCTGCTGTCCTTCAGTAACGAACTCGTCAATGCTTTCACGAATACCTGCTAAACAAGTAAATGCTTCATAATCTACAGATGCTGGAACAAGTTTATTAAAGCATTGACGATTTTTAGGTATACCACTTGAATTTAGCAGATACTTCATTTCTAAATAACGCAAACAAGTATTCTTGCACTCATTTTGACATACTGTATGATATATGCAATCGTCTTTTTTCATTCTGTTTTACTCCTTTCGTTTTATTTTGACGAGCTTGACGTTTTTTAACTTAAATGAATAAATTATCATAAACTGATTTTAAAGTCAGCGTCGGTCAAGCCTCTATAGCCTCCAATGCAATAATTTGATTGCAAGAGGTAAAAACTAAAATGATATATAGTTTCCATCTTTATCACGCATTAAATCTTCCTCCTTTCCAATTTTCTGTTTTGGTAATCTATAAGAAGCTCTATTTTCAGAACTATTATAGCTTTTGTTATTTACTGGATAAAATTTAGAATAGTAGCCTTTTGCTAATGATTGTCGAATAACCTCTAAAACATCATTACCATCTTTTTCTAGTTTAGTTAAATCTTTTAACAATCCTTTAAACTGATTAGCGTAATATTGCTTATTTTCATTCCTAGATTTTTCTAATATAAATTCTAAATATTCTCTTAGCTCATTTCTAATATCTTTATCTTCTGTATAATCATTTATCATAGCTAAACATTTTTCATATAAATTTGGTTTATGCTCTTTTTGTTTAGCAGATGTTATAAGGAATTGTTCAGCAGAAATTTCTACATTAGATATATCTTTAGATATATCTTTTTCATTTGGTTTATTATTTGTTTGTTTATTAACTGGTATAGGTTCCACAATTTGCGTGCCTTGGTCCAACAATTTTGTTCTATCGGTTTCGGTTTTTTGTTTGTTCCTGTCCGCACTAATTTTATATACGTCAAAACCTTTTTCAGTGAGTGCATACCAACAAGTCTTATCATAAGGTGATTTGTTATAGTTACCAGTAATTATATAACCAGCATCTTTTAATTTATTTAGCGCATATTCAACTTGTCTCTCTGTCATATATGGAAATAATTCAGAGTATGCTTTTTTAGAATTATATGTCCAATAATTGCCATCATAAAAATTTTTATTGTTAGCTACGTTTTGATTAACCCAGTAACCTATATTATTAAATATTACAGCAGCATTAACTCCAACTTTTGTAGCGACATCTACATTAAAACTATGTTCCAATTTTTATTCCTCCTTAAATTAAATATGAAAAGCCCAATTCAAATGTAGATGCGGGCTACAAATGAATTGGGCTTTACCTTGCCAGTATTGCTACCTTTTCAGTACCGCATTTACTGACAAGGAAGTTTGACTTGATATATAGAATACATCATCTCGTTTGTCATAATTAATTGTATCACATTCTTATGGAATGTCAATACGCAAAAGTAGATTATTTTTGTTTTAAATAATTCATAATTTCTTGAATTTGATTATCTACTTCTGCATTTACAGAATCCCATAAGTTTGCTTTTTCTCCTGAAATAACTTTCTCACGTTCACCAGCTTCTTTAGGAAGTAAATCAGGATTAACTGCTCGTTCCTCTGTTGCTTCAAACGTATAATAAGAGTCTCTGATTTTAATACTTGCTCTTGAACTTGCTTTTATAGATGTTGTTGTAAATGCTTCGTGCATATTTATACCTCCCCAGTGCTACCGAAACCTCCTCGGTTTTCGTTTCCTAAATCATCTGTTTCATCAAAAATAATTCCAGGCTGGTGTTTTATTAATCTGAATTGTGCAATTCTTGTATCTTTAGGAATGAAAGTTGAATGTACTGCATACGCAGGAAATCCCCACTCATCATCATTTCCACAATAACTTTCATCAATGATACCTAAGCTGTTAGCCATAATTATACCATACTTTTTGAAAGTTGAACTCCTAGGAGCTACAAGTGCTTCACATCCTTCAGGTAACTGCATTGCAACTCCTAAAGGTATAATCTGAAAATCACCAGCTTTCATTGATACATCTTCTGCACAACGTAAATCAATCCAATCACCATTTTTAATCTGTTTTATTTTGCTAACTGGTTTTGTATAACGTATTTTAACTGCTTTGAATATACCTGGAATTGTTATTTGTGTAGGTTCTTTAAATTCTGACATTTTTACTTCTCCTTTAATTTTGTTATTGTAAGCCTAACTGTCTGTTTTGATACTTTGCAATCACTAAGATTAGCTGCACTTATTTTACCATTATATATAGCATCTTCAAGTGCTTCCATATCAACATATTCTTTCATCTTTACAACTTTCTTATATGTGTCAACGTCTACTATATCCATCAGAGTTCTGATAAGTTTAGCTTCATCAAAATCATCTGTTGTTGCAACTGACATTTTAGCTTTATAACCGCCACTTTCATATTCACTAATACCAGTATCTTGCATAAGTGATTTAATTTCTGTGTTCATTTCCTCTAATGGTTTTTTGTAGCTGTCAGCTTCAGCTTTAGTTTTGCCGTATTTAGCTACTAGGTATTTTAATGTATTAGCCATCTTAAATGACCTCCTTGTTTTTATTTCAATATTATTGTAACACAATATTAATTTTTTGTCAAAGATTTTTTATGAAGTGGATTTGTAAATTCTCCGTAGTTTCCATTTCTGCCTATAACAATAGACGCTTTATACTTTTCAAGCTGTTTTACCATTTTATACGTCCACAATCTAGGATTACCTCTTTTAGTCAAATCTCGTTCTGGTTCTGGTAAATATGGTTTTGAAATTTCACCTTTCTTTATTTTAGACTTCTCCCAATAATACCAGTTAGTTAAAGTGTGCATTGAGATTTTTAGTCTTTTGCACACATCCTCAGCCGTATAATATTTTTCACTTAACATATAAATCATCCTCACTTTCAAAAAACTTTAGAGCTGGTCAAGAGGCTAACGCCTCTTATACCAACATCAACTTAATAAATAATTGAACACTTCCATTTTGTTACCTATTACTTTTCCGTCTATAATTGCGTCACTCATTACTCCTTTCTTATATATTATTTCGTGTATTCTTTCATCTATAGTGTCTTTACACATAATAGTATGAATACTGATATTATTTTTCTGACCTATTCGGTGCGCTCTATCAATAGCTTGGTCTAATAAAGCTCTGCTCCAAGGTTCATCCATAAATATTATTGTTGTAGCCGCTGTCAAAGTAAGACCAGTTCCCATAGCACCTATTGTACCAACTATTGCTTGATACTTAGGGTCATTTTGAAATGCTTCAACATAAGACTGTCTGTCACTGTCGTTTGTGTTTCCTGTTATAGCTAAACAATTGCAATTAATTGATTTCAGCTTTTCTTGAACTATATCAGTAATCTGTGTCCAGTTTGAAAAAATTATAACTTTTTCATTATTACTAATACAGTTTTCAACTATCTCAATCATTCTGTCTAACTTTGCACTTTCCTTAACAACTTCTGAAAGTATACCAGTATAACCAGTAGTTTGTCTAAGTCGTATAAGTGCTGATAATGGATTTGTTATATCTAACTCACCCATTGCTAATTCTGACTTGATACCGCTTTCAACTTCTGCATATAACTTAGATTGTTTCGGTAACATATCAACATATTCATCTACATACAATTTTTCAGGTAAGTCTAAAACATCACTTTTCAGCCTGCGCAACATAATTTCATTTATTTGAGCGGTTAGCTGTTCCATATTTCTGTAACCAATGATTTCATATCCACCATAACCACCCATTACACAATAATATTTTTTGAAAGCATAAAAAGGATGTGTTTCATATCCCAGCCATTTAAGTATTACATATAAGTCTAACGGACTGTTCATCAGAGGTGTACCTGTCATACCAATACGGCATTCAGGCAGACATTTAAGAAATCCTTTCGACTGTTGGCTTGATGGGTTTTTCATTTTGTGCATCTCATCTGCTACACACATATTGATTAACCCTCTTTTACACAATGTAGAAACTATCGTTGCAAAATCATCATCACGAAAGCTTTCAACATTCGTTATCAAAAAGTATGGATAATCACCTATTCCCATTGAAATATTATTCAAGTCGTTGAACTTATCTTTTGAGCTACCGATTTTTATTTTTCCTTTAACTACTTTTTGACCTAAAATACAAGCATCTTCATTTGAGTGAGTATGAATTTCATTAACCCAATTCCACTTTAATGTGTTTACGCCACAAACAATAAGACAGTGATTATAATTATGAGCTAACTTACGGGCTACTGCAATGTCTATTGCTTGTTTTGATTTACCCAGCCCCTGCATATCACCTAAAAACCAGCACTCGTGCTCCAAACCAAATTGTAATCCATCAACTTGATAGCTGAATGGTTTTGTTTTAAATTCAAAACCAGTAGGTAACTCCAATGTAGTTGGTTTTGGCATTAACTCTGAAAGTTCTCCAAAAAGTTTAATTTCAAAATCCTGCAAACTTTCAATTACTGAAAATACTTTTGTAACTGGTATCTCCCAAGTTGTTGTATCTTTATCATAATTTTTAAATGGTAAGCCTCTTAAAACTTCAACTATTCTATTATCATAATCAAAAGATACAAATGCACTAAAATTAGCTCCCAACTTTTTATGTTCTCTAATATCAATGTTTATCATTGTATTCTCCTTTCTTGTGTGTTTGGTGTTTTTGTTTTATATGGTAATATTAACACATCTATTAAATATTGTCAACCAATTAAAAAGCACAACCAAAGATTTTCTTTGATTGTGCAAAAATTTTTATAATATATCAGCTAAATCACCGACAAATTCCTGAATGAGTGAAACCTCATTTTCTGAATTGCAAGTGTGATATAACTCTGATACTACTTGTTTTATTGTATCTAGTAATTGTTTTAGAGTGTCAACTGATTTTTCATTATAATATGAAACGAAAAATTTCAGCATTAGTTTAATACTGTCATCAATATTACTTTCAGGAACTTCATCCGTTTCAGAGGTCTGACAGAGGCTGAGTTTTTGAATTTCACATAATATAATGAACGCCGTTGCGTCAAAACCTTTTGCAAGTGCAGACTCTGCAAGCCTCTGTGCAACTGGTATACTTTCGTCAAACGTCATAATATATCAACTCCTATAAACTAAGCATCTGTTTAACTAAGGCAGCTTGTTCAACATATTCTTTGTGTTCATGTTCCCACATATCCATCATTTCAGTAGGTGGAGTATATGTTTTTGAAATCTCTTCTATGTCTGCAACTGCTTT